GACGGGGTTGGTAATGCATATTGGGATGGAGCTAATGCTTCTGCTGGTGTGTGGACTGTCTCTGGGGACGACACTAATGATATTCCTATAGCCGCATTCCAAGCTTCAGGAACTTTTTCTGTTAATCAGAATACTGGAAAAATAACCTTTAAAGTAGGTAGTGCTTCTTCTCAGGGAGATGCATATCAAGGATCTTCTAATGATGCATGTTGTGTACTTTACACAAAAGGAGATGATGATTCAGAAGCCTCTTCAATTGTAAGTTCAGTAATAAATATTCCTTATTTTGATACTGGTACTAACAAACAATTACAAATCGGAACTCCTTCTACAGTATTTTTTATAGCTCCTACACGATCTTATAATACAAGTGCAGTTGGATTCGCTAACTCATTAAATTGTGATAATGATCCAGGAGAGATCCTAAGATTTACTGTATCTGATCAGCTACTAGTAAGTGGTATGCAGTTATCTAACTGTGCAAAGAACTTTATAAATATCAGTGTAGTATTCGATGTACCCACGGATAAGCTTAAGTTTTATATAAATGGTGTGCTAATGAAAGAAGGGTTAATATCTACCTTGTTCCAGAAAAATAAGAGAGATGCACCGCAGGTTCCCTCATTTATGGTGCCTTCTAATCTTTCCACTAGTAGTTTTGAATATACTTCAGGTACTGTTACACAAAACGAAGGGATGTCTTTGTTTAATGATGGACCATTAAATAATAAATTCTTTACTCCGTGGATAGTTGGTGGGGGATGGACTGATGGTAGAGATATAGACTTAGCTACTTCTTCAGGAGGATTCTTGGATACTGGCGCAGGAATCATGAGTTCGTATAATGGGTATGTAGGAAGTTTAAAGTTCTATCAGAAAGCCCTAAATAAAGATGAGGTGATTAAAAACTATAATCACCAAAAGACATTTTTCGAAAATATGGATACATAATAAATGGTATTATACGGCAATAAACCCTCCCCCCAAGCGTTACAAGGAATTAAAGAAATTTCCATCACTCAGAGTGTAGGGTTAGGTTGGCCTATAGGTAAAGTTTCTAATCAACCTTTCTTTAATAAAAGTACTAGTAGAGATCTAATTAGGTCTCAAGTTATGCAATTAATAAGAACCAAAAAAGGAGAAAGACCCATGCTCCCTGATTATGGTGTAGAGTTGGAAAATTATTTGTTTGATCCATTAACTTCTCAGTTAGCGTCTTATATAGCGAGTGATGTAAAAAAACAAATGCAGTTACATGCCCCGAATATAGAGGTGTTAAGTTTGAGAGTTTTTCAAGATGATAATATTAAAGGGTATGGGATGCCTGGAATATCCCTATCTCTTACTGTTAGGCCGAAAGGCGATAACCAGTCCTTAGATGTTGATATAGTAATATGAGCCACAATATAAATACTAGCCAAACCGTTCCGTTTACAAATGTAGCCTCTGACTATATGAAGCTTACACAGGTCCCAGATAACCTCAAAAGCTCTTTTATAGACTTCACAGCAACAGACTTTGCTACTATAAGACAATCTTTAGTAGACTATATTAAAACTGTTTACCCTACAGATTATAATAACTTTGTTGAATCAGACTTGGGAATGATGCTTGTAGAGTTAGTGGCCTATATGGGCACTGTAATGTCCATGAAGTCGGATATGCTTGCTCATGAAAACTTTATACAAACAGCTAAAGATAGAGATAGCGTTAGAAAGCTTTTTGAGCTAGTAGGGGTTTCTATGAAGGGTCCTACCTCTGCCCAAAGTACGGCACAACTGACGATTGAAGGTAATGAAGATACTATTTTAGATGAAAATGTAGAACTTCTTCCTAGCGAAAGGGTGGTGGTAGTAACCTCCCCACAAGACAACGAACCCCTAACTTATACTATGTATAAGACTACAAATGGTGTAGTAGATGTTTTAGATGCTTACTCAGCTAATTTGTTATTAACAAGCTCTTTAAACTACTACCCAGGCACCCAGAATAGTTGGGAGGTAATTTTGTTAGAGGGGGCTTTTGCTACAGATACAGGGACCTTTTCTGAAATAGAAACCTTTAAAACTATAACACTAGAGGAATCTCCAGTTATACAAAATAGTGTACAAGTATTTGTAAGTTCTATAGATGTTGCTACTTCAGGATCTTATAGACAGGTAGAAAATTTATACCAAGCCTCTTCTACTAATGATAGAATTTTTCAGGTAGCTTACGACGATAATTATAAAGCTAAAATTTTATTTGGGGGAGGAAATAATGGTGTATCTCCCCCTGTAAATGCACCTTACTTTATAACCTATAGGGTAGGGGGAGGCGATAGGGGTAATGTCCCTGATGCGTATATAAACTCTTTAACTACAGGATCATATAATTCTGCTGCTAGTGGATTTAGAGTGCTTCAAAAACAAATAGCCACTGGTGGTTCCCAGGCTGAAACAGTTGCCCATGCTAAGAAATTTGGTCCCTTAACTTTTAAATCACAGGACAGATTGGTGTCCCTAGACGACTACACAGCATTTGCTAGTAGGTTTATATCTCCCGCAGGAACCACAGGGAAAGCTACAACCACAACTAGGAAAGCGTACTCATCAGCCAACATAATTGATCTGTATATTTTAGAGAAAGCTACAAGTTCTCAATTGCAGAAAGCATCTATTTCGTTTAAAAATGCTCTTCTTACTGCTATGGCAACTAAAAAGATGATTACTGATGATATAGTTATTTCTGATGGATTAATTAGAACTGTAGATTTAGTGATGACCATTAATGTAGATAGATCTCTTCAGGGGGTCGAAAGTACTATAGTTTCTAAAGTCTCAAGAATTATAAATACTTACTTTTTATCTGATAATATAGATTTTGGAGACCCACTTATTTTTGCTAACCTAAATAGAACTATTTTTGAGGTAGATGAAGTTATCTTCTCGACTATAGATAATTTTGAAGAAGAAATTATTGAAGTAGATTTTAATGAAGTAGTTCAATTAAATAACTTAATTATTAATGTAAATTATGTCTGATGGCTGCCAATAAAAAATACAAAAGAGATTATCTAGATGCTGTAAAGAATGTAATTCCTACATTTTATTTTGCAGAAGATTATGATATTAGTGGGTATCAGAGAACAGCCACTGATAGTCTTGTAAATAGCCATATTAACTTTTGTGCTAATCAGCCTGGGCTGCTTAATATCTCTGCTACACAGAACTCTGCTGATTTTTCATCTCTTAATACTTTCGCTGGCATAGCCCCTTATTTTATAGTCCAAAACAATACTACAGATATAACTTCCAGAGACTTTGAATTAGATATAATGCACCCCTTAGGGTATTGCATTGGTGAATATACTGGACAACCCTGTACTTTCTTTACGGGGGATAATAATATAACTAATTTTGTAGCCGATCAGAAGACTAATTTTATAAATTTTTTATCGGGAACTCTTCTCCCAAAACTAACTCTAAACTCATCTTCCTTAGCTACCACTACTGCTAGTGCTTTCGACAATACAGCATCAGGAACTCATAATCATCTAATTAATAAATTAGGGTGGGCATATTTCTTGAACACCTCTGGAGCAGACACCAGCTATTCCCCCTCTTCGTATATAGCTAGTTCTATTGCAGACATCTATTACACAGGTAAGAGGTTTGATACCTTAGAGGGTATTAAGGGTCTAGAAGAATATGTGTGGTATGGGTGGTCTACTCTTTCCTCAACCTACCCGTTACTAATGCCCACCCCTTATGTTTCAGGTGGGGGGACTTATACTAGTGGTACGCAGAACTTGGATGCCATAAAATCCTTAGTTGATATAGTTTACTCTACTAAACTTTTAAATAAGGAAGATACTTATGTTAGAGATGCTATAGACAATTATATATCTACAAGTTCTCTATTAGTCGGACAGGAGTTGGCGGCTCCTTTTTCTAGATTCCTACAAGCCATGTCCTATTCCTTTTTTGATACTAATGAGGATGTATCTAAACTAAAATCAATAAATAATCTAGAAGAGTGCCCAGACGAACTTCTACCCTATTTAGCAGATCTTATTGGGTGGAGAGTCTATGGTTCCAGTCCTGATTCATGGAGAAGACAGATTAGAGGGGCACCCACGCTATACAAACAAAAAGGGACTAGGGAAGGGTTATATAATGCTATGACTACAGTTCTTCCCTCAATACCTTTAGACACTTCCACTATATCTGAATTTTATGAGTCCTATATTCCGTATTTAATTTATTATTTATTAAAAACAGATACTACTTTGTTTGATAGTTTTGAATCTTTCTCTTTTAAGAAAGCTAATGAATATATTTACGGAGATTATGATCCTACAGATATGGATCATAATATACGAAGAGTAGTAGACTGGATGTTATTACGGGCAGTGAACCTATTCCCAGATCTCTTCTGGGTGAATAATTTTAAGTTTGATCTCTGGGACCCACAGTTCGACTTCTTTTATAGAGGTAGGGCATTTCCAATACCTCCTTGGGAAGATGAAAAGTTTTATAGAAATTGTGATATTACAGAAGATTTAGCTGTCTATTTTGAAAGAGAGTTGGTGTGTTTAGGGGTAACAGAAACTAATGCACGATCTTTTAAAGAGTATATTCTTGATAATACGGTGCAAGGATCTTTAGATACAAGATTCTATGATAATGGCTTTTGGTTTTTAACTAGTTCTATAAATCAACCTCCTAATAGAGATGATGTAATTAATAAGTTTCAAGTTGAAAAGTATGATTATTTTCCTTTATGGAATGGTAAGTCTTCACACTTTGATGTTGATGTATCTACTGGAACCTTTGATAGTGACTTCTTCCAAGGAAGAGACTTCTTAAAGGAAAACTTCTTTCAATCATTAGCAGTTATTGATAACTTTTCTCCTGCTAAGGCTATACCAAGAACTAGAGTTACCTTAGATAATGTGGACACTTTAAGCTCTTTAGACTATATTTGCCCATCTCTTAGGTACTGGACCCAAGACCTTCCTCCTTCTGGGGCTCAGGGAGGAGCGTACACCTCTGGGGTGAGCTTCAGCGGCATCGTGGGGGCTTTCGGCGGTGACTACCCAACCCCAGCAAATGCCAGCAGAGCCGCTAACAGCCACGCTGGGCTGCCTGTGTTCAGGAGGGCCACAGTCGATGAGCCCCTCGACATGGTTACCTTGGCTGGCTCCGCTCTTTCCGCTTCCCCCCTAACGGAAGGAGTGTTTAGGAATGCTATGAGGAGACGCAACTTCTCCAAAACTCTACGGAAGGGTGGTTTGTATAAGAGAACTGGCTTTAATATGCCGAGTTACTTCAATACTAGTAGCGAAGGGTCGGATGTAGAGTATCAACCTTTGGGTTTATTGAATCTTTTATTTAGTTATCATGAGGTAATTAATCCTTATAATCTTTTGGAAACCTCTTCTTTCCCATATAATTTAGATGTATGGAGTAAGTGTTGGGATTTAAATTCTGATAATATGATGAGTGGTATAGCAGCATCCTCTACTTTTGATATTAGGGGGACTTCTTCCCTTACACTTAGTACTTGTAACTCCTATGTAGCAAGAGACCGTACCCCCGATTTTTATAAGTACCTTAATAAGATATTAGAAAAGAAGTTTGAGTATCAGGCTAATTATGTAGCTGATAAAAATAGCTATGTCACAGCCGCTTCCTCCTTTTTAGATGTTTCAGCGTCCATAAAAAATATTTTAATTGCTAATACTACTTTAACCGACGAAGACATGTATAATATTATTTTAGGGCAACGAAGAGTTAGTGTAGGCTCTTTAGCAGGAATCCACAAAACCTTTAAAGATTTTATAACATATTACGGAGGGCATGGGGCAGGTAATGGTTTACTGGAAACTCAAAAGGAAGGGGGGCTAAATATTATATCTCATGCTTATGCTCCATTACTCTACAATGCTTACTATACTGTAGACGGGTCAGGTGTAGATGCGGGAGCTAGTTCTAATTTAATTTGTAAAACAACTTTTGAAGAAAACCCATTCTCCGTTAAAGATCTAACGGGGCTAAACAATATTACGGTTAGTAGTTCTTCAGAACTTTATGTGGGGGGTTCCGAATATAGAAATCCCTTTGTGCTATCAGGTATTGAGTTTACTGATTCTGTTAGTGGAACTTCTACATTTACTATCTTTAATTTCGACCCAAGCACTGCTGTAGTAGGATCCACTAACTATTTAGTAAACAATCCTATAGTCTTATGGAAACCTGATGGTGGTTTGTCAAGAATGCGTTACAGTGTTAAGGACTATGGACCATTAACAAATCTATTAGTTCCTGAACATGAGTTTGAGTTTAGTCTGAGGGGAACCGTAGGAACAGAAGATTCTAAAACATTAGGGAATGGAGCTTTTGGGGTGTGGTTGCACACGGATATTGAATATGATTACCACGGTAATCAAGTGGTATGGACTTATATGCCTACAGGTACATGGGAAATGACCCCTGTATCCTCTATTCAAGATCGTCAAGGACCTAATTATGTAAAGGATAACTTATCTCATGTGTTAGCTTATTCTGAGTCTTATCAGTCTGTTGATGATGCGCTTCCTTGTTTCCTTACTGAATCTACCAAAGATGTCTTAATCGACATTTCTGAGGATGATTTCCAAAGTAGGACCTTTAAATTTAATACTAAAAATAATCTTGTTAAAGTTCCTCTACCTTATTACCAAGCTCACAACCAAGTCCATCGTTCCAACCAGAGATATATTGTAGAATTATTTATGTTTGACAATGCTGACACTAAAAAGTTTGGTATAACAGATCATGTCTCTATTCGGGATACCACTCAATACGAGAGGTTGAAGCATAAACACTCCTTTACTTATGCTGATTATAACGATGCCTTAGGAACAGGATTAGGAAACTTTATATTTTTAGATAGTAATGGGGATGCTATACCTACAGGAGACTACTTAACTGCGGATATTAATGGAAATTTAACAACTAGTAGTGGGGATAAAGTAACTTTTAAAGAGGCACAATCTTTTGGTTACATATGGTCTAATTATGTTCTCTTTAATCAAGTTGCTGCTGCTGAAAAAAATAAATGGGTTGAGGATGCTAACCGAACCCAAATTCAAATCCCTGCCCATACTTACATAGGAACTTTTCAGGTAGGAGCTAGTTCTACTATTGAACCTGATACTATAACTATTACAGGGAAGACTAAAGGATCTAATATAACAGAAGATGTTACATTGTACATTCCTTTGGAAGAGGATGAAACATTGGCTATTATTAGAGAATTTAACAGATTGCAGCAAGGATTAGCTGCTCGTAACCCAGACACTGTAGCAGATGGTGCTGCTGGACCGAATCCACCTGGGGTTAATAATCCAATAACTTTATATGGACCTGAGGGAGGCAGTAGACTTAATTACAAAGCTGCTCCCATGTGGTCTCAAATAGGAGGTCTTACGACCTTTAGTGATGACAATAATCAATACACGGATATTTATTTGGAGAACTAATGAAAGGTGTAGTAGAAATATACGGAACTAACCTTAATGGGGAAGAGGAGCTAATCCTACAGAAGGAGAACCTAACTGTTGTTGGGTTTGCTGAAAATATGGTAACTATGTTTACTACCCCCTCTTCCGTTACATACCCCTCTCCTGCTAATGATTTTATTCTAGACTCTTCTAATTATACTGTGCAAGCTATTTCTACTTCAAAAAGTAAAGAACAGTTCCGAAAAAATCAACATGCATATGATACCTCTAACTTGTTACAAAATACTAGCTTTACCGAGCCAGCCGATAATCTTTCTGGGTGGTCCTTAGCTAATGTAGCAGTAAGTGCTAATGCAATAAAAGGTTTTAAGGATGGCGTAAGTGGAACTTTAATAGATACTCAACTTTCCACGGGAACATTTTCCCAAATTGTGACAAGGAATGAGGGAGCTAATGGAGATGGATATTTTATGTATTCTGATACTTTTAATTATGCTAATATGGTATTTTCTATAGATCTAAAATGGAATGAGGATAATCCTCCTGCTCAATTAACTTTAGACTCTGAGAATAAGTATAAATCATATACTCATGTATATTTAGCAAATTTTGCTCCAGTCAATAGATCTGTGTTTGTTGCATGGGATTCTAGCGGGGGTGCCTCTTTGGCGAAAGCCGCAGGAGTTGACATGACCGCTGGTATAAAATACATTGGGGGCGGGTGGTATAGGGTTTTTGTTGCGATTCCAATCCAAGACCCATTACCAGCAGGTCCAGCGGCTCAATGTAGGGCAATAGTATCCCCTTGTTTAGGAGCTTTAGGTACTTTAGATATAAATGATATAGCCACCTCTACAATGGTAGATGGGAGTGCAGGTTCTATTTATGTTTCTCGCCCCCAACTTGAATTAGCTACGCACCCCACTAATTATTCCGAAGTTTCTTCTTTTGTAAGTGTTAGGGACGAGAATATCAAATTTTCTTTGCTTAATCCTCATCTAGGAGCCACAGAGGCAGAGATTATGGGCAGGTACGATTATTATGTATTCAGTGGGGATAGTGGTCTTTCACTAAGCTCAGTTTATAGAGATGGGTATACAGACGATAGAGGGGTATCTGCTTATATTGTAAGCTCTAATACAGTTACACCTCCACCACATCCAGATGACAGAGAGCTTACCCTTGGTGCTAGAACCCCTGTAGAAGACGCATTTAATGTAGAGATAATAAAGGGACAAAACCCCTTTGTCATGAATGCGTCTGCTACTCTTATGCTATCTTCCTATTCTTCTGAATGGACTTATGCTTCTGGATATACTCCTACTATGGGAAGACATGTGGCTTATTTAGGGGCATACACTCCTTATAATTATAACCAAAGCTCTAAAGTGTGGATTCATTATGTGTCAGCTACTACTTACGAGGGGTATGATCAGCCCCTATCATCTATAAACTTATCTCCAGGTATAGCGGGATCACAAAGAATAGTTGATTTGTATGGTCATATAGCACTTTCCGCTAATGGAACTCATTCTGACTACGCTTCTCCCAAGATTGACGATAGTAATTTCTATAAACTAATAGAGACTGATTTCTCATCTACGGGGGAAGTAACCTATAAGTTATGGTTAGATGGGAAAGGGAAAGGTACAGCTTCTAGCGGAGTAGACGCTCCTTACCTAAATATTTTTGGAGGAGTTGATACTTTAGGATTATGGGGATTAGATTTAAAAGCTATGAGAGAAGCTGATATTTCTATTAGTGGTGGGCCTGATGTAGAATTCACCAGAGATGGTATAGGGGCAGCTACAGGATGGATTGCCACAGGAAAGCTACCTGTTTACCCACTAAGGAAATATAAACTTTATAATAAAGTAGTGTTAACAGATAACTTAGTTACAAATCAAGGGGCTACTGGTCTTCCTGGAATTTTTGGGAACTATAAAGATATAAAAGTAACTTGGAGGTTGAAGTTCCTATGAGAGGTAATTTTAAATTAAAGCGTATTAACAAGAAGACTGGTGAGAGCGAAGTAATTCTTGAGGAAAAAAATCAGGTAGCTGCTGGTTTTGCTACTGCCATAACCAATGTTCTTACTTCCACTGGATCTAACAATAAGGATGATTACCTATTTAGATATTTTCAACTTGGAGATAATAATTACAACTTAAGCTCTTACGGCGTATCTGCTGATGTACCAGAGGAAAGACTAAAGGGTAAAGTATGGACTATGAAAAGTCCATTAGACATTTCTGGTTATGGAAGAGATAGTATTTTACCTGTAGTTAAAAGGGAAGTTTACTTTTTGGGATCTTTGGAGTCTTACTATAAAACAAAAGTTATGGATAACTTTGTTGATCCCCCAGATGACACGCTGCAAATAGGGGAATACACAAATAAATTCAATAGTGGCATAGATCCAGAGCCTAGAGGAAGTTTAGGTAAGCTCCTTCTATCTAAAACTACTTGGGTTAATGGCTGTGCTAATGCATGGGAGAATAAAATTGAACATAAATTCCATTGGCCTTTATGGGTTTCGTCAGCGGGGCCATCAATATTAGGTCCTGATTTAGCTACCCCAACTACCCATGTTCAGTATAATGGAAGTGCTGGTGTACAAAATATGACCTCATGTAATAGAATTGATTGGGGGTATACCAGTAGTAAGATAGGGGTTCCTTACCCACCTAGAAAAATTAAAAAAAATCAAACCTTTTCTGAATATCATACAGCTAATTATCATGGATCGGATAGTGGACAATTTGAAAGCACTCCTATAGCAGGAGCCCTACAATTCTTTAATAGAACTACTCAGGTAATGGCTGCAACTATTGCTGCTCAAAATAGAGTGTCTTTTATGTATAGATATAATCTAGAATATTCTTCTTCTGATGCGGGTGCTGAATGGTATCCTCCCTATATTATGCCTTGGGAAACTTATGCTGGTTTTGATAAATGTAAAGAGGATACTTCAGAAGGCGGGTGTCTAGAGAAATGGGATGCTGCATATAGTACCTCTGCTGTTGGTGGGGGTGTGGTATCTGGGAATGTGGAGTGTTCTGCTGGGGAAATGTATGACTATGCTATAGATGTACTTGGCGTACCTCCTGGAGATAGGGCCAAGCCCTATAGCACCATGAATGGTCCTGGAGCAGATTGTTCTGGGCAGCCTAACTCTGGATTTGGCCCAAAGGGTAATTTTTATAGAGTTTCTGTTTCTTGGAATGATGTTCCTGATGAAGTTCTTAATTTTGATAATGGTATAGTAGAGGGTGCTGTGTGGCAAGTTATGAGCTATAGTTTATTGTCTTCTATAGATACTACGGTAGGAAGTGGTCCTGATTATTGGGGAAATGATTATGAGTTTGAAGGAAGCACAGATCATAATATTACTCCTAGAGAAGTTGCTTATGTATCTAACTCTCAACAAGAATATAACAAGCAAGCCACCCCTTATCAATATATCCATGGGGAAAGACCTTACTATCTTACTACCCCACAATATTTTGTACAAATACCAGAAGCATATTCTACATCATTAAATGATAATACTATAAATGTGAGGCTATTGCTAGATGAGTATCTAGCTAATGGAAAAACTATTAAAGAAGTGGCTCTATTTTTAAAGAATCCTAGTGGTCAGGGAGGGGAAGATGCTCCTTACATGAGTGGATACAAAGTTCTTGATCCTCCTTTGCAAAAGAACATTGAGTTTTCGTATATAATTGATTGGGAACTAAGTGTTATAGATACTGATAGTATTTGATAAGGATCCTATATAAAAGTAATGAAGAACAATAAATCATTAAACCCAGTAGGTCATTTGCAGATCTTTAAGCTGTATGAAAACGGTGATGAAGAGCTTGTATTTGATGAAAATAATGTAATTACCTCAGGAATGGGAGTTGGGTTTGCCCATCTTTTCTCCGCATCTGGTGCATCCAGCATAACTGAATATCAAATATTAAACTTTTTAGTTGGTTCGGGTGGAGATTACGGGGATTACGGAGTATCCTCCTTTAAATTGCAGCTACCCATATTAGTAGCTGATGGTTGGGGTGATAATACTACTTTAGTCACAGAAACTCTAACACCAATTGAAGACGGGTCTCTAGCGGGAGCATCTTTACCTTTCGCTAGAATTAGATTTAGTAACATACATAAAGTGACTACTACTTCTGTACGATATACTTTAGTGGTGGATAGATCTGCTTTAGATACAAAAATAATTAATGAGATAGGGCTTTATATGAGAAATCCTAAGGGGTTAGATCCCCCTGCTCCTATCTTGGTAGCGTATCGGCCATTTACCGATATAGTTAAGACTAGTGATTTTAGTCTCATATTCCGCTGGACCCTACAGTTCTAATGTTTGATAGCAACGACCTATATTCTGTTTCAGGTGGAGTGAAAATATTTAATTATTGGAACCCATTTGTAACCAAGCACGATACCTCCTCTTTCTATAATTGGGAGCAAGATAATTTACCTCTTTACGATTTAGAGGAACGAACTGAATACTTGTGGGAGAAGTTTGGCTACCCCCTTTCCAGTCTACCTGGAATGGCTTATGTAGTGTCTGCTTCTGTGCCAGATATAGTTGCAAGTGCTAATGTCTTTACAAGCCTTTCAGATGCTATAGATGCTCTTCCTGAAATTATTAGAACCCCCACTCTTATTGAGGTGGCTGTATCGGGGAATATGGGTGAGTTAAATCTTGACAATATTAAGATAGTAGACGATGGAGTTCTAGAGATTGTTAATAGAGTGTTCTCTCCTCTATCTGTAAATCAGGAGATAGACGATGGTATATCTTCGTATATATCTCGTACAGCTAATATGGGATGGAGTCCTTATTTACCTTTACAAATTAGTGGTACTACTT